ATATTCTGATATTTCATGATTAATTTCATCGACAAAGTCATCAAGCGTAGCCATTTATATCACTCACCTTAATTTTTGTTTCCATCAAATAAAGTTCTAAAAACTGTCCTTGTAGATATGTTCGTTCAATTTGATAAATCAAATCATCGATGATTGCGTATTTGCTTCCGTCATATAAGAAGCTTTGAATCTTAAGTGCCATGTCTACTTTGTATTCGTTCTTCTTACTTTCATAGTACTCTTTAGAAGTTACTGACTTTGAAATGCCAATGACTTCTTTTTTAGAAATGAAACCATAACCTTGATTGCCGATCTCATCTTTAACTAATGTGATCTTTAATAAAGTCAGTCGAATATTAGGACTACTCGGAAACATGATAATCACCACTTGATAATGCTAATTGATTCAAGAGCATGTCAAAACTCTTCGGTAGATCTTTAACAGAACCATCTGCTTTAAATCCAAAGAAGGTCTTGCAGTAAATAACCACTAGCGAATGAGCTAACGGATGGTTTTCTACAACAGCTGGTGTAATCCCTGTAGATACGAGTAAGTTTTTACATGCACTGATATGATTATTTAATTCATCGTCAGCATATGTTTCACTGATTGGAATCAATAGTGATTTTTTTACTGTTTCAAGTAGTCCCATATTCTAGCCTCTATTCTAGTCTTGCTTAGGCTTTCTTTTTAACTCTTAAAAAGCCTTTATATCCTACAACGTTACCGCCTGTAAATACGGATGCCTTGTAGCAAATGATGCCATCTTTAAACTTGTAATCATTAGACTTGCTAATCTCAACAGGTGAGAAAACAGGTACTTCATAATTGAGTAAGGATCCATAAGCTAGTCCATATTCTCCAGCTGTGGTATTTGTATCTGAAATAGCCTTACAATGAGAATTAATGATGTATGGAATACCATCAATCGTGTTGTTGATGTAGTCAATCGTGTGGACTTTTCTACCTTCTGCAGTACGTAAGCCAGCAAATGCTCTTAAATCATTCTTGTTAAGGATTAAGTATGCTCCACCTTCGACTTCTTCATCGCCACCATAAGCAAAGATGATATCATCTAAGGTTGAGTCGGTAATTGAGGTGATTTCTAAATCAGCAGTATCAGATAGAGCGATTGCCTTATCACTAAAAATACCTGTGAATGTGTTTGATGTACCTGGACCTCTTAGGATTTGTTCACTAATCTTCTTTTTGAGTGATAGATTAATGTTCTTTAAGACCTCAGCTTGATATGGTAAGTTAGGTAGTTTTTCTAACTCTTCAGTGATTTCTGTATAAGCAGTCACCTTAACCTTAGTGATTGTTAAATAACCATACTCTGGTTCTGTTTCTGAATAAGGCTCACCCTCTCCAGTTAAACCAGCAATACCACTACCTTTGACAAAAGACTTCTTGTAGGTTTCCCCACCATTTAAGTTCACAACTTTTACTTTATCTACTAATGCAGATACTTGTGCAAATGGATGTGGTGCAATACCATCAGCAATGTGTTCAGGTAATAGAATCTCTTCACTTGAAACTTGAATGACTCTGCTTTCTCTTAAGTTCTTACCACGAGTTTCTAATTGATCTTTATCCACATGATTTGATCTTTCAATAACCACTGGGTTGATTTTCGTTTTATTTTGAATAGCGAGCTTTCTTTCAATTGTATCTTTCTCTTTATTCAATTCATCAACTTCAGCTTCTAATTGTTCTAACACTTCAAGTGTTACTTCCGCACCAATCAAACCTTTGATTTCAGTGATACGTGCTTTAATTTCATTACTTCTTTTTTCTAAATTCATCTTCTTATTCTCCTATTTTTATTTTCAAATTTAGTTTTCTTCTTATAAGTTCAGCCTTCATATTTTTCTCTGCTAAATCCATAGTCTTTAGTTCTAAGTCCATAGCCTCTAAAGAACGAGCATAAATCGAAGTCTTATCATAAGCAGGTGTGTCAACGATTGAAACATCATATAATCGTTCAATCTTTCTAATAGTTCTTTTTGGAATATCACCATCACGATCCCATTCCTGTTCACTTACAACAAATGCAAAGCTCATCTTATCCAACAAGCCTGATTTGACCATCTTAAAAATATCTTGATTACTTTGAGTATCAAGTAACTCAGCTCTAACCTTTAATCCGACATCATCACTTGTTAAAGTAAGTGAGCCGTTTTTAGTTCGAGCGATGATTAAAAATGAGTCCATGTGGTTATACTTCATTGGCACATCTTTAATTGCTGCATCAGTAATTGCACTTCTACTAATACTTTCGATAAACCCATACGATTCATCACCAATTAGAGTGGGTTCATCATAAACGATCGCATATCCTTCTAAGATCATCTTGTCATCGGTTTCTTCTAGCCTAACTTCTGCTATTCTGGTTTCCTTCTTCATCGTTTCTCAACCTCCTTAGGTTTTGCTACTTGCTTTTCATACACAAATTCAAGTTCATTGTCCTTGTATGAAAACTCACTAATCTTGTGTGTCTTACAAAAGGTTTCGATTGTATTAATCTTTTCTTTTTGTTCTTCTAAGACCTTATTTAATACATCTTTTGAAACCTTACCGTTAATTGTTACCTTCATTTAAATCATCCTTCCCTACTTGATATTCGTTTGCCTTAGTAGCATCGACGTAATTGAGTGATTGTAATCTTCTATCACCGTTTTCTACTGGTTCAAGTCCTAACAACCCTCTTGATTCATTCAGTGACATAATGCCTAAACCCATGAGTTTTTCAATCGCAGTAACTTTTGTGTTCCAGGATGCGTATTGAAGTCTTTCACTGTAAAAGATAATCTCTTCACCACGCATGATTTCATTTTGAGTAAGCAAACCTAAAGAAAAAGCCTCAGACATTTGAATGGCTAAAGGCTCGATGGTTTGTTCATAAAATGAGTTGAACTCATCTTCTGTATATTTGGAATGAAAGATTGGAACTGATACGCCAAAGTAATCTAGGATTTTTGATTGTAAAAACTCTAATGTGTCTTTATCTATTAGCTTTGGATCTGTTGTTAAGGGTACATAATCACCTTTTAAATCGACAGGAATAATTGAACTGCCCTTATTTCTAATGGACTCTTTGAGTATCTCGTTAAATGAATCAAGTTGTTTCTTTTTGTCAGTTTCACTTAGCATAGCACTCATTTTAAGAAGTCCCTTAATTTGCATGGAACTTTTAAGTGCGTTATCAATTCCTTGAAGGACATTCTCATTAATTTGAATTGTTTTTAAGAGTGCTTCTTGGTCACCTTTAGAACTTGATCCACCAAAGATCTGATTCGTATGATAAAACCTTTTAATGTGAATTATGTTCTCATATGGAATCGTGAAGGATTCTTCTCTATCAAAGCTGAACTTTAAATAGTAACTACCACCTGAATCTATGAATGGTTCAACAATGGATGGTTTAAGCGGATAAAGAGCTTTAATTTCACCGGTTGAACCATCAAACATTGGATAGATAAATGCATTGTCGTTCATGAGTAGTGTCGTAATCACCATATAAATAAATTGGTAAGGAGTCATGACCTCATTAGGTTGATGCTTTAAAATAAAAGACAGTTTGCCAGATTTCTCCGTAACTGTCTTATCATTTGCTTTCTTTATGTATCTTGGTTTTAGTTTTGCACACTGACTAGCTATCCGATCAATCGCAATCTTTACGACATCTGATTTTGAGATGTTGTTTCCAAAGCTTGTAAGTGGTAGATTTATTTCATTTACAAATTTAAAGGACTCAGCTGAGCCCTGTTTTTTCTTTCGTTTAAATATGGCCATAGAGACCTCCTACTGTTTCTATCTATTTCAGGTTAACTTAAAATCATCTATAAAATTTAAACTTATGATATTTTCAATTTCTTCTGGGCTAAGTTTGTAACTTCCAAGCTTACTTGCTTTCTTAACATATTTGGTAATCATTTGGTAGACAGGAATTCCATGTTTCTTTGCATAAAGACAAATTAATATTTTGTTGGTATTAGATACTTTCTCGCCCATATAAATACCTGTAGGTTTTTCATCACCGACTACCAAATGTTCAGGACCAGAAAACGGATTAGGTAAGAACAACCTCCATTCTTTTTCGTAAGTCCAATGCTTGCTTTTTGTAGTAACCATATGCAATATCATACTTTTATTCTCATTATATAAGTTTTCATCATTTAAAGCTTCAAAGGATTTCAGAAGTTCTTCTTTAGAGTTAACCAAATAAGGGTACTCAACTTCTTGTTCTTTATACTTCAACATTTCATCAGTAAAATCAGAACCATTAACTAAG